CCACTTCTTATCTCCTAGTTGGATAATGCTAAGCCATCAACTCTACCAGTAAGTCGATTCATCAAAAATTCATTTTGTTCACGTAACTTTTTAGATTCAGCGAGTGATTGTTTTAATAAACCATTTGTTTCAGTCATATCTGTACCAAATCCCATTTCGTTTTTAGTGCCTGAGAATACTTCTCCTCTATGTACTTCTGCCATACCAGTTTCTTTTACAACACCACCAGCTTCCATCCCTGGAGGACTTTTAGATAAAAGTTTCATCCCCAAAGCAGCAGCTCCTACCGCAGCTGCTATAGCAAGAGCAGGTCCTATAAATGGAACTTTTGCTGCACTAGAAGCAGAATCAGCGGCCCACCTAGCTATACTACCAATTGCTCCTTTTCTTTCTAATAATGCTTTCTTTCCGGCTAACGTTAATCCTATTTGTTTTTGAATATTTGCTCCAGCTTCAATTGCTGCTATAGACATCGCTATACCTTGACTGACAACCATCATTTTATTTAAATCAAGTTGCTGTAAATTCATTTCTTCTTGTTTTTTAGCTTTCTCTTCAGCAAGCTGACCCGAAGTTTTTTCTCCAGCCACCATCTTACCCATATCAGCAACTGTAACTCCCATAGCATCAGCCAAAGCCTTTCTTTGTACTACATTCATAGCCTCAAATTCAGCTTGACTACCTACTTGATTTTTAACTTCTTTAGCTAACCCTTCCAAATCTCCTGTAAGTGCTAATTCTCTAGCTTTATCTAAATTCATCTGTCTGCCGATTAACATCGAAGCTTCCATTTCCTTTTCAATAGAAGATTCAAAGTCTAATAGTGATTCAGCTATACCAGCAACTGTACCTAAGTTTAATCCAAGTTTTCTTGCCTGTATAGCAGCAGCGGCAATATTCTGTCCACCATCTTTGGCAAACTGAGCAAATGTCTCTGTATTTTCAGCTACATCATTTAATACTTGCGCTGGTGATACTCCTTCAGCTCTTGCTAACTCTTCAGTAGACTTAATTAAAGCAATATTAGTTTCAATCGAAGCACCATTGATAGCTTCCATCGATTTTAATAACTTAGCAGCATTAGCACCAGTAAGACCAGTACTGGATACCATTTTAGCTAAACTTACAGATGTTCCTAAAGATACAATTGATAATTCACCAAACTCATCTACCATAGCGGTTACAGCAGCTTGAGCTTCTTGTGAATTACCACCGAGTGCTTTAGCTGTAACACTAGCCGCAGTTAAATTGCTAGCTAATCTAATAGATTCTGAACCTGAAGCTCCAAGTGACTGTTTTATCTCTAAAGTAGTATCTAAAAATGATTTTGCAGCAACTATCGCAGCAGCAAATGAAAATGTCTTTTTAAGATCTATTGCATCAAGCATTCCTTGTATTTTACCTATTCCTTTTTGAAATTTATCTTCCTTTCCAAGATCTTCTAATAGTTCAGGATATATTTTTAATGTTTCAGCCAATATTAATGCTGCATCATTCATCGTACCAAAATCTTCTTCAGCTACTGTTCTTAAAACAGATTCTAAATCTTTATTACCATCATTAATTTCATTAAGAAATTTAGTATATTTTTTAGCGTCTTTTATTTGTTGTTTATCATGCCCTCCTTGAATTTCAGACAATTTATTAATAGTCTTTTCAAGGCCCAATTCCTTATTAAGAGAATTTAAAGCACCATTTTGTAACTTCTCAAGTTGTTTTGCTAAACTTACTTTCTCTGATTCTACATCTATACTTGATAACCTATCAATCTTTTGTTGTATTTTAAGAATATCTCCCTGTATTCTTTTTGATTCTTTTAAAGATTGAGTCCTCCTACGATCAGCATCATAGGTTTCTTTTAAAGCGTCCCTAATTTCTTCTTGAATCTGTTTTTCTTTTTTTAGGTCATCTAAACGTGCCATTATTTACCTTTATCCAAAGTCACTTTAATTTTATCCATTTCTGCATCCAAAGCCCTTAAATGTTTTTCAAGCCCTGGATTATCCTTTAATGTTTTTTTAGCAAATTTATTAAGTCTTTTTTGTTTCCATTTCTCAAAGAACTTAAATAACATACTTTCTTTGCTAGCCATTATATTCTCCATTGATTTTTTGTGTGGATTAATTCAATAATAAATATCATAGATACTATTTTTTGAATATTGGAGCAGTGACTTTATTTTTTTGATTAGCCTTCTTTATCTCTTCATTTTGTTCTTTATAATGTTTTTGTAACCTTTTAAAGTAAAATTTCCTAAGATAAATAGGCATATTATAGACTTCAGAGAAAGAAAACATCCCCTGAGAATTAAAAGATATCTGAAATATCTCTTCTTGTATTTCTGGTTTATATGTTAACGGAAGGCCAAAGAAACTGTACGGTCATAGGGACCGTAAACTCCTTTTCTTCCCCATTTACATCTGTATATGTAGATGTCATATCCACATCGGGCATTATTTTATTAGCATACTGTCTAAATTCTAGTGAATCTATTGAAAGGAATTCATTATCCACAAAACTGTTTATGCTAGCTCTTTTTGTATCACCGTCTACAGAAACTATCATATGTTTTAGTCGAGTGGTTAAATCATACCCAATACCATCACCTATCTTTTCATAACCAGTAACTTCAGCATCTATACTCTTTTCATCAGCTGATGTGAGTAATTTAAAAGTTAATTTGCGTTTGGTAGCTGGTAATTCAAACTCAAATTCATTTACACCATTTGAAACTATTTTCTCATCTAACTTCTTATCTTTTAACTTAGTTAAATCAACTTCAACAGTTTGCCCATCTACTTCTACACTATATTCTTTACCATATGCAAGTATACGAGCAGCAATCAGTATAGCATTCTTATCACCTATTAATAAGTCAGTAACTTTGATTGATTTATCTACTATTAAAGATTCTAATAACTTTTCTACAACTACACCTCTTTTAATTAGGTTAGCTGATGTAAGTATATCTTCTTCTCTTGCCGTCATATATTTGACTTCTATTTTACCTGAAGATAGTGGACTATCTTTTGGATATAGTAATCCTTGTGACGGCAGATCCACCACTTCTGTGGGGAAATTTACTTCTGCCATAATTAACTCCTATTAATTTATTTTAGAACTATAACTATTTTTTACCAAATTTTTCTGCAGCTGTAACTCCTAACCCAACTACTGAAATATACATAAAACATTCTAATATTTTTTCTTTAACCTCAAATGAAGTAAAGGTGTCAGCACCCCAACTACAAATCAACATAAAGAATGCTGCGAAACCAACTGTTCTTTTAGACGATATCTTAGCATCATCCGATAACATTTCTTTTAAAAAATTCACATGAGCTCCTTAGAATTGTAAGATAGCGTAATCGTAACGCAACGTTAATGTGATATCAGCAGGTTCACTTGTAGCCCAATCCATATCACCAAAATTAGCAGTTTGAATCATAGCGCCTTTCAAAGTCCATTCCTCAACTTTGTCTCCTACTGGACCTAACACATTAAATGTAACATCTTTTTTATAGAAGTCTGAATACCCATCACGACCGGTTACAGATTCTTTATGTAATCTAACCCATTCCATAACTGCTTGTGCGCCAGAAGGTACAATTGGATCATAAAGAGTAACATCCAATGTATCCCAAGTACCTTTACCCTTAACAAATCTTTTCACATTAATGTGATCTAATTCAATTTCTTCAAAAGTAATTTGAGGCCTACCGGCTGTTTTAATAAGATAAGCAGGAACTCCTTCAATGTACATGATGAAACGATTTTTCGTTTTCGGTTCAAACGGTGTGAACATTATTTCTGAAGGATCAATTAAATCTGGCATTACAGTTCTCCTATTAGTATTTCATTCTTCATATATAAATATTCAGAAATCAAAAAAATCGTTAAAACTTTCAACTCAAATATTTTATAGTTTTTTCACAGTTTTTCTTAAAAACAAAAAACCCCAGCAAAAACTGGGGTTTTTCATTATAAATAACTTTATAAATTACTCTGGAAATGCAGCACCCGTTGGGAGTACTGTGAAGTCCAGAACTATGAACTCAGCCGTTCTAGTAGGTTGAATGAAGATTTGACCAACCAACTGATTTCTATCAATAACATCAGGTGTATTGTTCGTATCATCCATTACAACTTTAAATGCTGACAAACCACTATTGGCTTGTACTGATTCTAAGAACGGATTGACTATATTCAAGAATCTAGCTCTTGTAGATGAATCATTTTGTTCAAATACTAAGAATCTACTTGAAGAAGCAATAAATTTCTTCAATTTGATTAATAGTCTACGAACATTAATTCTATCCAAAGCCGATGGTTTAGATTGTAGTGTTTTTTGTCCAAATACTACAACTCCTTGACCAGGAAATGAAGCAATCGGATTAACTCTACCCTCATACAATGTATCTCTATCTGTATGAGTTAACTTTTTCTTAGTCAACCTAACATTAGTTAAACCACCACGAGTTAAACCAGCAGGCGCAAACCATTCATGTGCTACTCTATCTGTAAAAGCAATTACTCCTGGAATCACAACTGAAGGCGGGACCCAAACTTGCCCCGTTCCTGCAGGATCATCCATTTTAACCCATGGATAATATGTAGCTACATAATTAGTATCCAAATTGACAACATTATTAACTGCTGTTGCAACATTGTCATCAATATCAGCACCATCCATTACATAAAATGCATCAGCTCTAGCTTCTACTTTATCAATAGCATGATTAGTTACTACTGGATGATGTTTATGTATCACACCAGGAGTTACCAACATATTAATATCATAATCATCTGGATTAGCTACAGCGTTAATAGCCCGTTTATAAGCCACAGAACCACTTGCTGTAGTTGTTGAACAATCAAATCCCATCGTATTAGTAGACGAAATTGAAGTGCCTGTATATTTTACAGCCGCTGGATTATTACCATCGAATCCATGTTGAAAAGGAACAGCAAATTTAAGCTGTGCTACAGACTGAGATATCGTTAATGTCTGAGATGAGATAGCAAAATTCGTATACCTACTATACTCAGAAGACGCAGCTGTACCCCAACCATACATATCTTCAAGACTCATACTAACATTACTTCCAACCGTTTCATTATAAGGAACGGGCGCCAAATATGCTAAATTGGTAGCCAATTCATCTGAATTATATTTAGGATTTATTTTAAATCCGTATGGCAATTCCTCTTTATAAACTGAAGATTCACTAGTTCCTCCATCGTATGTTTGTGTAAGAGCAAAAGACGCTGTTGGAACAGTATTTGATGAAACAACTACATCATATACTGCAGCAAAACCCATAGGTTGTAGCTCTTTATTAGCTCTAAAAGTCTTTTCTTTATAATCTCCTACGCGAATATATCTTGAAAGATTTGGATAATCTCCATATGAGGTAATTTCACCGTCATTATTAACAGTTTGAAACATATCTCCAATCACTTTAACTAAATAATTTGGTGAATCTGGATCCATATTCAAATTACTCCAATTTTCCAATAAATTACCACTTGTATCATATAAAGCCATACCAAAATCAGCATAATCTGGACTTGAATTAGAACCTTGCGGTCTTTTAATATCTCTAACAACAATATAATGTCCGTTAGTTTGAGTACCATCCGCTCTCGTATAAATTCTAAATAAATTAGTTGTAGTACCACCAATTTTTTGTGAATGAACATACGGTGTTCTACCAGACGATACACTACTATTCCCAGTAATACTACTAATATAATTTCCATCAGTTGTACTTACAGTTTCAGCTCCAGTACTAAAATCATAATTATTAGCACTACGTTCAGTAGACACCATACTACCAGTAGCATTTAATAATCCAGAAGCAAAAGATGCACTTACAGTACTTCTAAAAAATTTATACATATAAGCTGGAGCCTCAGTAGAACCAATTGCCTGTGCATTAGGATCCGTAGGCATTACTTTTAAAATATAATTAGAAGCAGCATTTTCTAATCCAACAACAGAACCCTTCTCTATTAATGATATACCAGAAACACTAGCACTTGCATTTGATCCATCAATTTTTAATGTAAAATTTGATGCAGTTGCTTCTAAAATAGAACCACTTATATCACCTGAGCCATTACTGTTGTTAACCGCT